TCTCGAATTTGAAAAAAACACCGTTTATGAAATCTAATGTCGTTAAATTACTTGATAAGGGATTATCAAAAAAACTCATTTCCAATTTGACTGAGAGTCAAATTAATTTATTGATAACCAAAATGGGACTCTCAGAAACTACTATGGTTTCTAAAGCTGATACTCAAACTATTGATAAACTTAAAAGTGAAAGAAAACCATTTGAAGTTTATGAAAAAGAAATGAAGGAAGATGAAGAAGACCCTATGGATTTTGAAAAAGGTGAGAGAACTCAAGACCCTCATCAAGTAGGTCCTTCATCTGATGATGGATTTGGTAATTATGATGACGGTACCGGTGAATTTAACGAAATTAAAAAAAGTGATAATAATCCGTATGCTATCTGTCATTCACAATTAGGTTCTGACAGAAATGCTAAATTTGAAAGATGTGTTAAGTCGGTAAAAAAGAACATGGATGAAGGAAAATCACCAATGACTTTTTTTATTGAAGAAGAAATTGTATCTTTGGTTGAGAAAACAATAAGACCAAGAATGACTAAATTTGATTTAATGGGTATGATTGCCGAACAAAGCCCAACCACAGCACCACCAAAAGTAAAACCTACGGTGAAACCAGGTCCAAGAACAAGGCCAGCTCACCCCGGTAAAAATCCAAATCCAAACGAAAATCCTGCACCAAAGGCTAAAAAAGATAAGCTTGAGGTTGCTAAGGCGGAAATTTTAAAAGCAATTCAAGACATACTTAACGATGGCAAAAAAGATTAAAGAACAGATTGATTACGGGGATACTCCCGAAAGAATGGACCCTTCATTAGAAAGAAAAATTTCTAGTCCTGAGTCTCCATTTGCATCCAACCCTGCATTTAGAAAGGGTGAAAAAGACGTTCAACGTCTAATGACCAATCGTTTCAAACAGGTTGCCGATAAGTTACGTGATGTTACAGGCAGACCAATTACATCTCAACAAGTTGGGATGATGATTTATATGCAACAAATGCAAAATATTCAAACAATCATGAATATTGAAAGAAGTCATAAAGAAGAATTAGAGCAACTTGCAATTGACGCTTCTTTGGACGAAATTCAAATGCCTGACGATTGGTTTGAGATTAATGCAAATTTAGGACCATTTGAATCACCCGAGTTTAAAATGGGTAAACCAGGTGAAGTTACAGCCACAGTTGAACCTGAAATGGATGTTGAAATGGAAAAACATAAGAGAAATCTTATCAACGCAATTATTCAAGGTACAGCAAAAAAAGGGCACTATGTTTTCCAAAAACCTGAAGTTCGTTCAAGATTAAATGATATTGACCCTCGTCTATATCCAGCATATTTGGGTATTATGACAATCAACGATTTCATGTATTTTACTATGGAAGAAATGATTGAGATGATGAGTGAGTCAGGTCAAGGTATTGGTGGAGCTGTTAAACTTGAATCATCAAGTGATGATGATGGTGACGGTGATGGTGACGGTGCTTCAGATACAACAATCAATGCTTGGGGTTTGATTTTCCCAATTTTATGCCACGAGGTTATTAAAGGTCTTGAAGAAGCTAAAGGGAGATATGGATTTCCTGAAGATGCCGATGTAAGACAAAGAGTTCAACAAGAAGTTGATACATTACCAATGGAAGCATGGACTTTGAGAATTGGTCCGCAAATTGTTGAAAAAATTAGATTTGCACTTCCTGACGAAGTTTTTGAAGATGAAAACAGAGGTCTTATCAATTGGTTTCAAATGGAACTCTATAAACTTCCTGCCGAAGAATTCATCAAGATTATTGGAGATGCTATTTCTGAGGATACTTCTAAACAGTCAAAAGCAACAGATGCTTTCAGACGTGTTTTACAAGTTGCTAAGAAGAATAAAGAAACGTACGAAGACTATGAATCTGAGGAAGATTCAGATGAGGAAGATGGTCTTGATTTCTTGACAGGATTAGGTATTGGCCGTCCTGATTAATGAATTACACAAAAGAACAAGTTTTAATTGAGTATAAGAAGTGCATGAAGAGCACTCCTTATGCTCTTAAAACATACCTACAAACCTATGACAATACCGTTTCAAGGTATGTCCCGTTGGAATTATTTAAAGACCAAGTTACCTTGGTTGAAGACTATGAAAATTACAACGAAAATATTGCACTAAAGTATCGTCAGGCAGGTGTATCTACTGTTACCGCTGCTTGGGCTAGTAAGAAAGTTTCATTTGCTAGAAAAGAAAAACCTGAAAAAATTCTAATTATTGCAAACAAATTAGAAACTTCTGTTGAATTTGCAAATAAAATTAGAGCTTTCGTTGAACAATGGCCTAGTTGGGTTGGTATTGGGTTTTCACCTGAAAAAAATGCCGCCAAACATTATAAATTAAATAATGGTTGTGAAGTTAAAGCGGTTGCAACATCAAAAGATGCTTTGCGTGGTTACACCCCCACGGTTTTAATATTTGACGAGGCGGCGTTTATTGAGGCTGACGGTGATTTCTGGTCGGCTTGTATGGCGTCTCTATCTACAGGTGGTAAGGTTGTGGTTATTTCCACACCTAACGGATACGACCGTATTTACTACGAAATTTACGACCAAGCCCAAAGGGGTATGAATGATTTTAAAATCACGCCAATGTTTTGGTTTCGTGACCCTCGTTATACTAAAGACTTATATTTGGTTAAATGTGAGGATATTATTCATTATTTGTTAAATAAGGAAGAATATTCCACAGATATTGTAATTCAACTACCCTTAGATAATCCTTATGACAGAGATTATGATGAAATTTTTAACTATATGGAACAAGGTTATAAACCATGTTCATCTTGGTTTGAAAGTATGGTTAAAAAACTGAAATACGATAAAAGAAAAGTTTCTCAGGAATTAGAATGTAATTTTCTTGGTTCGGGTGATAACGTATTTGATTCAAATATAACTCAGAGAATACAAAAAAATGATATAAAAGAACCAAACGCCAAGTTAATGGGTAATCAACTTTGGATTTGGAAAGAGCCTGAAAATGGACACAAATACGTTATGGGTGTTGACGTTTCAAGGGGAGATTCTGAGGATTTTTCTTGTATTGAAATTATTGATTTTGACACCCGTGAGCAAGTTTTAGAGTTTGTAGGTAAAATTCCACCCGATACGTTAGCGGAAATCGCTTACAAGTGGGGAAACATGTACTCAGCACTGTGTGTGACTGACTTGACAGGTGGTATGGGTGTTGCAACGGCAAGAAGACTTCAAGAACTTGGATATAAAAATTTCTATATTGATGGAGTTGATATGTCAAATAAATGGAAATGGAACCCAAAGGCAACCGAAAAAATACCTGGAATTAATTTTAACAATAAAAGAGTTCAAATTATTGCATCATTTGAAGAAGCTGTTAGACATGAATTTAAAGTAAGGTCTTCAAGATTATTGGGTGAAATGGGTACATTTGTCTACATAAATGGTAGACCTGACCACCAAAAAGGACATCACGATGATTGTATTATGTCAATTGCCATGGCATTGTATGTTGCGGAAATAGCATTCCCATCTTTGGTTAAAGTGGTTAGTCAAACAAAAGCCATGTTGAATTCTTGGTCAACAGTAGTTAGTGAAAGCAAAGACCAATCACAATACTTTAATCCACAGGTACCACAATTTTCACAAGCAGGAATGAACCGTAATCAACAACATAATCCTACAAGGGATGATTATGAGAAGTATCGTTGGTTATTTAATCCAAGATAGTATTTATAAAAGACCTATTTGAATTAAATTATAGAAAATGAGTTCAGAACAAAAATTTACAGTTTGGCAAAGACTATCAAGAGCTCTTGGTCCAGACGCTTTATTAAATCAAGATTTTCCGACTTATAAGTTTGATAGAAAAGAATTACTTCGTACAACTGATAAAGCAGAATACGAAAAAGAAAAACTTCAAGCAAGACAATCGTTTTATTTGTCAAATCAATTTGCTAAAGTTGAAAGTAATCTTTATAATCAGGCAATTTATTATGAACCAAATAGATTGGCGAGTTACTATGACTATGAGTCAATGGAATATACTCCTGAAATTGCCGCGGCATTGGACATTTACGCCGAAGAATCTACAACACCAAACGAAGATGGTTTTATTCTACAAATTTATTCAGAATCTAAAAGAATAAAATCCGTATTAGCCGATTTATTTAATAATTCTTTAGATATCAACACTAACTTACCCATGTGGACAAGAAACACATGTAAGTATGGTGACAACTTTATTTATCTCAGACTTGACCCTGAAAAAGGGGTTATTGGTAGTATCCAACTTCCAAACATTGAAATCGAAAGATATGAGTTGGGTATGTCAGAAAGGATGGGTACATCTAACATAAAAACACCTGACAATAGTAAAGGTCTTAAATTTACTTGGAAATCAAGAAATATAGATTTTCAACCATGGGAAGTAGGTCATTTCAGATTATTGGGGGATGATAGAAAACTTCCTTATGGTACATCCATGTTGGAAAAATCAAGACGTACTTGGAAACAACTTTTGTTATCAGAAGATGCGATGTTAATTTACAGAACATCAAGAGCACCTGAAAGAAGAATTTTCAAAGTGTATGTTGGTAACATGGAAGATGATGATATTGAAGCATACGTACAAAGAGTTGCCAACAAATTCAAAAGAGAACAAATTGTAGATTCAAAGACAGGTAATGTTGATATGAGATTCAACCAAATGGCGGTTGACCAAGATTATTTTATCCCTGTAAGAGACCCGGCACAACCTTCTCCGATTGAAACTTTGCCAGGTGCTACAAACCTTTCTGAAATTGCCGATATTGAATATATTCAGAAAAAACTTGTAACAGCACTTCGTATTCCAAAAACATTCTTGGGATTTGAAGAAACTGTTGGTGATGGAAAATCATTAGCACTACAGGATATTCGTTTTGCTAGAACTATCAACAGGATTCAAAAATCAATGTTGCAAGAGATGAATAAAATTGCTATTATTCACCTTTTCTTATTGGGATTTGAAGAAGAAGTTTCAAACTTTACTTTAGGTTTAACAAACCCTTCAACACAAGCTGATTTGTTAAAAGTTGATTTGTGGAAGGAAAAAATGTTGTTGTATAAAGATGTTGTTACAGACCCAGGAAACGGTATTCAACCAGCATCTTCAACATGGGCTAAAAAGCACATTTTTGGTTGGTCTGATGATGAAATTAGAACTGACTTACTACAACAAAGAATGGAAAGAGCCATTGGTGAGGAACTTAAAAATACTCCTACAGTTATTGTTAAGACAGGTATCTTTGATACATTGGATAAGTTATATGGTACTAAAGACGGTGCGGGAGCTCCGGCAGCACCTCCAGGTGAGGTTAGTGAACCAGCAGCAACAGATTTACCCGGTGGATTAGGTGGTGGATTTGATGCTGAGTTCGGAGGAGGAGGAGCACCTGAAACACCAGAAACTCCACCTGGTGAAGAAGCTGCGGTAACACCTGAATCTACCAATGTAAAAGACTTAAATATTCTCTTAGAAAATGATATTCATGGTTCAAAATTTCTTGATTTAAGTATTGGTCAACAAAACTTAGGAAAAATTGCTGAGGAATTGGATAAGTTACTTGGTTCGTAATATTTATTTATGAATCCAAATAACCCCTGCAAACATGACATTCGGAGAAATTAAATCAATTATCGAAAAAAACCTACTGGAATCTTACAGTAATCCAGCCAACTTTAAGAAAACTCTTAAAGAATTTAAACATAATATTTTAGAAAACAAATCTTACTCGAGGTTATATTCGTTGTATGACGACTTGTCTAAACCCAAAAATCTTAGTAGTGAAGATGCTAAAGAATATTTGGAAGAAGGTATCTCACTGATTAGACAGATATTAGAAAATGTGAAATTACCAAAAAATGGTGGTAACGTTGAAAACATATACAAAGATTTAGATATCTTGGTGTATCTTGATTCAATTAACATTCAAGAAAGGGTTCAATCTAAGAAAAATGTTTTAGGTGTGTTAATGTCAAAACCTAAAATTAATGAGAATGTTACACAAATTCCATTAAAATCTATGGTAACTATTGCTAATCAAACAATTCAAAGGTATTTGGATACTTTGGATGAAACAACCAAAAAGAATGTTTTTCACGTTTTCGCCGGTAACCAAGAAGATTTAGAAATAGAGTTTGAAACGTTAAAAGAAAATACAATTCAAAAATTATCGTCTTTAAAAGACAATGAATCTGAAAGTGATGTTGTAAAAACTATTAAAGAGACGATTGAAAAAATTCAGTCTGAAAAATTTGACCAACTCAATTATGTAAGATTAAAACAACTTGGTGAATCTATTGTTCTTGAATCCTAATCTTTTGTTTGTATTGGGCTAACAATTTCTTCTTTCTCTTAGTTACTGATTTTTTATCAAACTCCTTAAGTTCAAGGAGTTTTTTTGTTTGCTTGGTTTTGATTACCTTTCCCTTAAGTTCTTTAAGAGACTTCTCAATGTTACCTTTTACAACAACTATTAACATATACAAGAAATATTTGGTAATTTGATAAAATTCAGTTATAATTTTTAAAAAGACAATAAAAGTTAGAAATTTAACTTAATGAAAAAAGGTAAAACAATTAAAATCAATCAATATGAATCTTTGAAGACATCTTATGGTACTGTTGATTCTAAGAATTTAAAGTCATTGTACATAAACCTTCAAACGTGGGTATTACCTAAAGATGAATATGAAAATTGGGTAAGAATTGTTGGGAATCTCAGTAGAGATATTAAACATTCTGTTTATGAAAGTTTAAATGGAGAACTATTCCATGAAAATTTTATCGTTGATTTAGATTTGAGAACTAGTGGGATTCAGGTAGGTAAAAAAAGTTTTATGAATCTTGAAATAAACTTGTTCACCAAAAATGAATTAGATTTTAAATCAACAATAGTTAAAGATTCTGTCAAAAAAATTATCAAAGAAATCTATAAAAATTGTATCATACGAAATACTAAATTTTTATTTTCATCATCCAAAAACCCTATATCGGAGAAAACATTCCTATAACTTAGTATTTATCATTTAAAAGATAAGATGAAAGATTATAGAATATTAAACGCCAGTGAAACGGGTAGGGGTATTTTAGTTGAAATGGATGCGGGATGGGTATCACCATCAGACCCAAAAAATGTTGACATTCTTCGTGAACAAAAAGAATTAGACTATAGAAATCCTTTTGAGTTTTATGCTGTATTACAGAAGTACGGTGTACCTAATAGAAACGGTAGAATATATCCTGAAAAGATTTTAAAGAGAGAATCTGAAAAATACAAGACCGCAATTAAAAAAGGTTTGTCAACTTCTGAATTAAATCACCCTGAGTCATCTCTTATTGACTTGGATAGAGTTTCACATCTAATTACCGATATTTGGTGGGATGGTAATGTTCTAATGGGTAAATTAAAATTGTTGACTTCACCAGGATTTCACGAAAAAGGTATTGTTTCTACTAAAGGTGACATTGCTGCTAACTTAATGAGACAAGGTGTTACTATGGGTGTATCTTCTCGTGGAGTTGGTTCAATAAAGAAAGTTGGGGAACAAAATGAAGTACAAGATGATTTTGAACTTATCTGTTTTGATTTAGTATCGT